AAGTTGTCAGGAACATCTGACACCTCGTTTTTGGATTTTAATTCAATTTCATTACCATCAAGCAGTGCTTTTTGCTGATTCAAAAACTCCTCGTTTGTTGCAAGTATGGATATTTGATGACAGCGACACTGTGGGTGCCAGCCAGTGAACTTGAATGTTTTAGGATATTTGCCTTTTAATGATTCACATACAGGACAAGCAAAGATGTGATTTGACCTCCGTATCTCAATGCCTACAACGAAATCAAGCTCCTGAATGCGCTCGTAATCAGAAGTCCGGTAGGCCATGTTTACCTCTGTTCGTGTAAGTCGCATTGCGTTCTTATATGAGCTTCTGTAAACTCCGGTGTCAGGGCTGTACTTCTTAGCGTTCTGAGATAAACGAAGGACTCCATGCTTATCTGCTACACGTCTGAAAAGTTTTTGAGGTTCTTGTAAGTAGCTTCGCAAGTCACGGCTCAACTCTGCTGCAGAACGACCGTCTCCAATGCCAATATCAAGACCAAGCTCAATGTCTCCTTTGAATTGGGTGGCGTATTTCCAAACCTTTTCGGACAAGTTGAGGCCTCCAATCTTCCTTGTCTGGAATGATTGAAGAGCCTCAATGTTTCTGTTCGAATATCCAGCAATGCTTTCCGGTTTTAAGCCTGTGCTTTTGGCGATGGATTCAATTAGAAAGTCATTTTTCTTACAGGCTGCAATCCATTCGTTTTTTGTGCCGTAGTCGATAGTGCCTTTCATTCCTGTAGATAGATTGGAAATCAGCTTGTCAACCTGTCTGTTTATTTCAGGATATTCAGAAAAGACAAAGGGCTTTGAAATATCTATATTGTAGATTTCAGCAAGCCTTGTTATATCCCTGATAGTATTCAAGTAGAGCTGATTCACATTTCTTGCAATCAGCTCTACTCTGTTATTGTGTTGAATATCGTAATTTAATCCAAATGTTTTCATTTTGCTTACATATTGTCAGTACTCAACGCTGTGCAGTGTTTGAAATACAAGCACGTTTGATTACGTTTTGTCACACTACGGATATCCATTTATCATTTAGTGTGCGACCACTACGAATTTTTCCGTCTTTATAGAGATTGTTTAGAGCCTTGTTGACCTCAGTATCAATTTCTACTTTAAGCACGTGAGTAGGAGCGACCCCTGAATTGGTTTTTCGCTCCTGAATCTCCTTAATTAGATTGTAAAGTACTTCCTCCATTACTCTGCTGTTGGGAAAAGGGTTATTGAGTTCTCAACGGCTGTTTCTGACTGAATTTGCTTCAACTCTGCTTCTGCATCATCAACAAGACCGGTCTGCTGAATTGCTGTTCTCTGCGACAATACGGGCTTTCCACCGGTTGCTTTAACATACTTATCAATTGTCGATGTTTCGTCATTCTGAGTAAATGGAGTGATAACGTGTTCGCAGTCAAGTTCGTGGATTGATTCTTTCCATTCTGGGTTAAGGATTGCAACAAACTCCTTGATAACGTTGAACTCACGTTCAAGAAGCTCAATGATTGCACCGGACTCTTCTCCAACTTTCAAGTGAGCATCAGTCAAAAGCGTTTTTCTCGCTTCTCCAGACATTGCACCAAGTCCCTTTGTATTTTCAAGCGAAAGGTTTGGAAGTTGAAGCTCCTCGTCAATGTTCTTCTTCAATGTTTCAACCATGAACTGCATAGCTTCTATCTGCTGATCCCAAGTGACGTACTGAACACTACCGTTATTTTCAAGCTGATATACTTCACGTGGGGAATCATCTTCTTTTTTTGCCATCCCTTCAACGAACTTCCCTGAAATCATTACGAGAGGTGCAGAATTCTTTTTGATAATATCTCTCTCCTGCGATAACGTGAGTTCTATTTCAGTGACGTTTTCACTTGTGTCTTCCCAGATTGGGACCGGCCTCGAAATATAAACAGCAGGAATCTTTTGTATTGGCAATACAGGATTAATGTTAATACGCTTCCACTCGCCATCTACAATGCGCCACTTGTATTGCCCTCCAGATGTAAATGTGTGGAAGTAACGGTCTTCATTGCCGTTTGATTCAATAGTGTATTCGTATGACATTGCTACCATACGGCCATTCTCGTCAAACAAAGGATATAATTCAGACTGCTCAAGTCTGGAAAGTTTCTTTTCCATCGGGCTGTAGGTTTTACACTTCAACTCGTATTTAGTCTTAAAACCGTAGCGTGTGTGTTCTTGTCCTTTTACCGGAAACCATAATGTGCAAAACTCACAAGCAGCAAAAAAAGCATGAAATCTGCTCATGTTGTGTGTGTTGATTCTTGCTGACTTGTATATTTGCTCAATAGCATAAGCCTGTTTCTTTTTAAGCTCGTCATTTCCGGTGTTGTAGAGCCTGTTCACAGGTATTGAGAATGCCATCTGTGTCATTCGTCTTGTTACGAGCTTCTGCAGGCCGTAAGTAATACGAGCGACACGTTCGCCTCGCTTGTCCTTTCGCAGCTTCTTGTCAGTCACAATAGGGTGTTTGTTCGGGCAATACTCAGTCTCAATGTCAGACCAACTTGGTACTTCAACGCTTTTTAATTTTAGCTGCTCAATGATTTTGTTTTGTTCAGTGAGTTCGAGAATCTTTTTAATATCCATAATCTTTTTATAATAAGTCTTTTATAATGTCTTCTTCTGATAGGATTGAATACGTGTTTCCAGTAGGATAAAAAGTATTCGCTAAAGCATCCAAATAGTCAGTTGAGCGACCAATTCGTTTCTTGATGTCTTCTTTCTTTTCTATTAAGATTGAGCCGTTTGACTGGAAAGACCACTTGATTTCAGTAGCCTCCTCAAGAAGTTTGTCATTTGGCGGTAAACTTGGGTTGTTTTTGTTTTTTGGGTCAAGCCAATCCCTAACGCACCAATACAAATAAGCCCTCATGTTTGCGAACGTGTAAACATTATTCACATCGCTTAGGCCGTTTGCTGATTCTGAATACTTACAAGAGATTGCGTTATCAAAACCCTGCTCAATAAGCCGAGAATAAACACCAGCACCTTCCCCGATTGTGTCAATGTATGCGAAACTGTTTTTTATACCAATCTCATTCCTGACAAGCCCAGCAATGTGCATGTGGTCTGCTTTTCCTCCTGACTGATGTTCAATGAATTCAGAAACAAAGTCGCCACGTCTCGGACAAAGAATGCTTGAATCTCGACCCATTCCAGCAACATCGACACCAAGTCGAAGAGGGTCTGTAGGAATGTAGCCTGTCTCAGTATTGATACGCCACCTTTGATTTGCAAGCTCTATCCATTCATAAGGGATAAGAACGTCAGAAGACACTTTCGGGAACATTCCGAGTACTTTTACACGGAACAAATCATTTGGACGGTACAACCGACCTTCCCACTTGAAATCTCCCTCTCCTTCGTTGAAATCACTTTCCTGAATAGGGGAAGCCCATTCTGAAACTTTGTCCTTCACCCATTCATAGTCAACCTGCCCAGCAATTGTCACTTTTTTGTTTACTACATTCTCAGCATTGAGCGAATTAAGACGGAATTTATTGAAGCGTTCTGATTTCATGGCTCTTGCAGCATAACCAACGGTAACGTTAGGGTTGAACACAATAAGCATCCTTGAATTACCCTGTAAGTTACCCTCAATTGCATTAAAAGTGATTTCAGAGATACCTGATGCCTCTGTTACTACAAACATGGTATTTACAGCGTGAAACCCTGACCAAGCCTCTGTCGCATCGTCTCCTGCCTTAAATCCAGTGAGAAACCATTCCTCATTTCCGGTTCTAATGTCTCCAGCAACCAAACGACCGGGCAATATGCCAGCATTTCGGAACAATCTTCGAACTTCTGGTACCATGATATTCATTACCTGCCTACCGGTTGGAGCAGTCATTGCAACTTTGGTGTTCTCAACCATGTTGCCGTTCTCGTCATACTTAGGAGTGAGGTAAAAAAAGCAAAGAGCTGCACAAGCTGCAACGAAGTCCTTACCTCTCGCTGTGCCACTTGCTACGGCTGTCATCTTATTGTGCTGTACAGATGTGATGATTGCTTGCTGCTCCTTATCCAAGCGAGCTTTCAATACATCACGGACAAATAAATTCCAATCGTCCTGCCATGACTTAAATAATGATATGTAATTCTCATTTATCATTGCTTTGCTGGCTTGCTGCCTTCATCAATTGTTCGAATGGATTGATTGATACATTATTCTCAACGGCCTCAATGTAGCCCCTTGATTTGCCTTTTGTCTTCAAGTAAAAAATGATTGAAGTCTCCTTTTGCTCACGTATGTTTTTCATAAGCATAGTTTCAGCAAAGTCAACATTAGACTCCTCAATATCCTCGATTATTTCAGAGAACACAGGGTCTTCCTTTTTCCATGAGTAAAAGCAATTCCTTGAAATGCCTATGTGGGTACAGGCCGTGCTTACATTACACGCAGACTTCTCAAAAGCTGACACGAAAGATTTCTTTTTCTTTCGTGTCGTAAGTGTACCCAAAAACTGAGGTTGTTTTTTTTGTGTCATATTTTGTTATCTATGTGAAAAGTTCGCCCTGAACGGCAGCCCCTTCATCGACCTGACTTTCAGGCTTATATGTTTTGTATTTCATTGCCTTGAGCGTTTCGTTGTCTCTCTTGGCCTGATTCGACTTATCTAACCATTCTTTGTTAGTCCATCTTTCACGGCATTTTTGCTTGTAGAACTCCTCGTTAGCGATTATTTTGTGATTGTTTACGAGGCTTCCTTCATCAAAGAAATCGTTTATTGTTTTCCCTTTTGCCTTTCCTCTTCTGTTGTGAATATCGAGAGCGTATTCTGGGATTTCTTTTCTTTTCGTATCAACGAACAGGTGTGAATCAAAATAGTAATTCAAAGCCCAGTCTGTATGTCTGCTTTTTGGAGAGTGAACCAAATACAAAACCGCCTGAACGAATGGCAAACGGTTTTGTTTCTTCCGGTCATTCTTAGCTTCACTGAGTTTCTGATACTGTTCGTAAAGAGAATTCAGTACAACTGTTGCGAAAGGGTTTGCAAGTCCAATGTCTTCTGTTGAAATTACAAACATTCGTTTCCATGCGTAAGGTATGAATCCACTTTCGTACAGCTCCACAGCCCAATACATTGCGTTCTCTTCATTACCTCGTCTGATTTCCTTCTGAAATGCAGATACGACCTCAAACATATCGTACCC